GTTGCGTTTGGTGCGATAGCTAACAAGTGAGCATTACGCATTCCAGTACCTACCATGTCTGGCGCTTCACCTCGTTCTTTACCTAATGATTTAGAAGTTTCTTCTGCTTGTTTTTTAATATGCGAAAAGATTATTTTGTTTTGGACTTTAGCCATAACACTTTCAAAAGGTATGTTTTTACTTTGTAGATACGAATGAAAACCCATTGTCCCAAGTCCAATGCTACGCTCACGCATAGCTGAATACTTAGCACGATGCAGAAAATCATTAGCGTTGTTAATAAAATACTCCAATACATTATCGAGGAAACGAACCACGTCAGGTATGAAGCTACTGTCTTCTTTCCATTCATCATATTTTTCTAAGTTAAGAGAAGACAAACAACACACTGCTGTTCGTTCTTCATTTGTTGGTAATGTAATTTCACTACATAAATTTGAGTGATGTACTTTTAATCCAATTTTCTTCTGAGACTCCGGCAAAGACTTTTGCACTGTGTCAATGAAGCAGATGTAAGGTTCACCAGTTGCCACTCTAGTCTCAAGAATTTTTTGCCATAATTTTTTAGCAGAGACTTTTCTAACAACTCGTTTTGTGTGTGGGTCAATAAGTTCCCAAGTATCATCGGCACTAAGATTAATAGTGCAATTGTCAATAATAGACATAAACTTATCACTAATGTTAATACCATGATGAAGGTTAAGACATTTACGATGAACGTCACCCCCACTAGGTTTACGCATTTCAATAAACTCTTCAATTTCTGGATGAGATATATCTTGGTATGCAGCATAACTTCCTCTTCTTGTTTTACCTTGTGAGAACGCTAACATTTCTGAGTCAACTACGTGCATGAATGGTATTGAGCCAGTAGATATAGAGCCACCAGAAGTTTCAGTTCCATCACTTCTAATGTGTCCCCAATGTCCACCGATACCACCACCCACTGTAGCTAACCAAGCATTCTCTGTGTAATGTTCTGTTAATCCTATTCGACTATCTGGTACGTAATTTAAAAAGCACGAAATAGGCATTCCTCTTTTAGTTCCACCATTTGTTAAAATGGGTGTAGAAAACATAAACCATAGATTAGACGCATATTTATAAATACGTTCAGCCATTTCTGAGTTATCAGAAAATGTTTTAGAAACTCTATAAAAAGATTCTTGAGGGCTAGTTTCTTCATCTGTTAAATATCTATCTTTTAATATTCTTAACCCTGCGTCTGATAATAATGCGTCTTTACTGTAATCCATGTGTTTCTATTCCTGTTTTTTTAATTGTTTGTTAATGATAAAGTCGATGTACTGTTTTGCTTTTAATAAATCTTGAACACCGTTTTTCTTTTTGTGTCTCAATAAATATTTAATTACGTTGCCAGTACAAAAGTCTAAGTTGTTAGCAATTATAAAATCTATAGGTTCGATTTTATGTTGCGTGTAGTGTGGAGGTTCTTTGATTAAATCTGCCATCTAGTAACCTCACCAGTTTTCATGTTGTATTCACCGTGTCTTAATATTCTAGCAACTTGTGCTTGTTGAAAAGCATCGTGTTCAAACAAACCTTTTTTCTCATAGGTCTTAACAACTAAATCCCATTGTTGTCTTAATGGTAATTTTTTATCTTTAAGTATTTTTTGTGCAGTCACTGTGCCAATAGAAGGACAGCCAGAAAAACCATCAACAGCATCACCAGTAAGTGTCTGTACTAAATGCCACCAGTCACATTCAGTTTTATTTCTTTTGACAATTGTTCTACCGTCTTGAGAAAGTTTACCTGGAATTTGTCTTAGGTCTTTATCTAAAGAACAAATAATTCTTTCTTCTTTTTTCTGTGGTTCAGTAGCTAATATACCTAGTACGTCATCAGCTTCTAAATTTGGATAAATGATTGCATCGTATTCATCAATCAACCATTTTCTAATTGCCCCTAATATTAAAGGCTTACGTTTTTGTTTACGATTATCCTTATAGCTAGGTAAAATGTCTTTTCTAAAATTAACATTATCAGTTAGTGCAATTGTAATACTATCAGCTTGTAGATTTTCTTTTAAATCTTCTATCTCGGATAGTGCGAGATATTTTCCTTGGTTTTCATCTGCGTGTAAAGTCCAAATAGTTGAGTCTTCCCATTTGATACTATGCTCTGACATAGTTGAAGCTTTGTACGCAATAATGTCACCATCTATTAAGAGTCTTCTCTTCATGGATTATATCCTCCTACGGATTGGTTATGTTAAATTTTTTGATTGGAATAATTCTTTTAAAGGAATCAAAATGCATTTACTTGCATTGTTGTCACCAATCATTCTGTAATTTTTCTTAAACTTTTCTGTTATCTTTTTAAGTTTAGGTACTTCAAAGATTAATTTACAATAATCATCTTTACCTAAAGATAAAATATGAACCCAGTAGTCAGCTTGTGTTACAGATAAACCAGAAGGCTTACCCCAACATTCAATTTCTATTGCAATGTTACCAGTCTTTGCCCACCAGTCTCTTTCAGTTTTTACTTCTATTTTATTTTTGTCCTGGTCCAGTAAAGATACTACTTTCTGTTCTCTTTCTTGACCGTACTTTAAATCAATGTCGAACTTATTATTTTTCATTAGTGTGTTTCACTCCAATTGTTTCCTATTTTATATTCGCCTGTTAATGGCACTCTTAATTGGAAGTGTTCGCCAGTGCGTTTAATACATTCGACAGCTAACTCTCCTATTTCTTTTGCTTTGTCTTCATCACATTCAACTTGTATCTCGTCATGAACCCATAACAATTGTTGAACGCCAGACATATTTTTAACAGCGTTGTCAAACTCAACTAACCACCTTTTGCAAACGGCTGCGCCTGCCCCTTGTAAAAGTGTATTTAAAGAACTGAAAGTATTTCTTACTTTAATCTTTCTTTTATCAAGACCGATTAAGTAACCACGTTCAGCAGAAAGTTGTACTTGTTTGATAAGTTTATTTAATGCAGGTAGTCTATCCAAGAAACGCTTCTTTACTTTGGCAGCTTCTTTGTTTGACTTGCCAGTTACTTCTGCAATTTTTGAAACACCTGCTCCGTAAAGCCATGCGTATAAAAATCTTTTACTTTGGTCTCTGGTTTCTAAACCTGCGTTGTGTTGATTAGTAGTGTGTATGTCACCGTTAACAACTATGTCAGCGTATTCACCACCATCAAATTTTGCAATGTAGTGTCCAAGTAAACGTAACTCTAGTCCACTTACATCTATTCCTATTAATACTTTACCTTTTGGAACAGTAAATAATTCTCTAAATTCTTTTCCATAAGGTACACTGACAGAGGGTACTTGTTGTAGATTAGGATTCATGGCTGTTGCTCTGCCAGTTACAGCATTATTAGTATTTACAGTACCGTGTAATCTTCCATTCCGTTCTAATTTTAAATAAGCTTGATTACCTTCTGCTAACATTCCTATTCTTTTTTCTAATAAAAAATATTTAGCTAACAATTTTGCTTCTGGATATTCTAAACTATTTAAAACTGTATCATCTACTTTTGGTTTACCGTCTGGTGTAAAGTCTTTTGGTTTCCAATTGTATTTTTCAATTAATCTTTCTGCAATATGCATTCTGCTAGAAGGATTAAACTCAACAACTTTATCCTTTAATGGTTTACCAGTTTTTTCTGATACTCTTTTAATAACTTTTGGTTTAAAAGTTTCTTCCATTTCTCTTTTAATCTTGTCTCGTTGTGCTGACAGATTAGCATAAAGTTTACTGGCTTTGTTTTTGTCAAACAAAATTCCATACCTTTCTTGCCTAGAAATTAATTCAGAAACTGAATGCTCAAGCGCTAAAGCTTGTTTAGAATAATTATAATCTACAATTCTTTTATATAAATCATGTGTAACTTCTACATCTTGTACACAATACTCTAACATTTCATCTGTAAACTCTTGCCAATCAGTTTCAAATTCTTGTTTGTAATTCCCTAGTCTAACACCCCACGCTTTAAGACTATGTTTGTTGACTAATTTTCTTGGGAAATCTTTTGTATGCACACGCTTCATATCCGACTCCATTAAGTCAGACCAAATCAAACGTGTAGCCACCAAAGTGTCAAACACTTTAGCTTTTGTTTTAAAGTTATATAATTTTTCTAACACAGGAATGTCAAACTTAATTATGTTGTGTCCGATAATAAGTTCTGCATTACTAAGTTTGTTTATGGCTTCATCATTAGATAAAGTTAAAACTTTTTCAGTGTCTATATCTTTTAAGACTATGCAATGAACCTTCGTGCAATCTTCTAATAAGTTATCTGTTTCTATGTCAAAACAGTATTTACTCATATTTTTATTTTCCTTACTTTTAATACGTTAACAGTAGGCATGGTTGTAACGTTACCTACATCACCTAAACTTCCATCATCATTAAAATTAACATCGCCTACAATGATATGAACATCTTTGTCTGCTCTAATTAACCATCCACTTGTAATACAAATTGTAACTTTACTTTGTTTAGCTTCTTTTAAATTTAACCAAGCTGCATTAGAATTTATATCTTTCCAATACACGTGAACGAATGGTGCGTTTAATAATTTTTTATGTATAGTTGGTAGTTTCATTTAATGTACCGTTGCCTGTTCTACAGTGACTCGACAAGCAGCTTCGTCATACATTGATAATTCATTCAACATCATTTCTGCTGCAAGTCTAACCATTGTGTTAGGCACATGAATTGTTGCCATCTTGTCTGGATTTTTTCTGCAAAGTTCTATAGCGTCACTTACCTCATTGGTAATGTTCCAATTTTTCTTTGTTTTAAAAATCTCTTTCATGTCCTTCCTTTACTTCTACTAGACAAGCTGTGTCGTTATCAAAAAACAACGTTCCACATTTGCCAGTATCACCGGTGTATCTATTTTTTAATACACGTACTGTTGTGTAGTTTTTATTTTCATCATCGTTTTGATTTCTTTCCAATGCAATCACACTGTCACTCAATTGAGATATTGCATGACTACCACGTAAAGAATTTAATGATGTTTGTATGCCGTCTTCGTAACCTTTGTTACCTTCTGGTCTTCTTAAATGACTAACTAAAATTAAACCAATGCCAGTTGCTTCAACTAAACTTCTTAATTTAGTCATGGTGACATCAATTAATTTTCTTTCGTCATAACTTTCTAAACCACTAATAACAATAGAGAGGTGGTCAAGTATAACCCAACGAACACCCAAACCTTTTGCAAGGTATCTAATTTTAGAAAGTAAGTTTTCACTTTCCGTGCTACCAAAATGGTCAAAAAGATAAAGCAAACCACTGCCAACTGTTGCAGTAAAACTGTTTCTAAACTCATCTTTATTAACTCCTTCTTTTGATAGATGTAATGGACGTTTTAAATCTATACCCATTATTCCAAGCGCAGTTCTTTTAACGCTTTCTTCTAATGCAATGTAACCAACACACTCACCTTGCTTGATTAAATGGTGAGCAATTTGTCTACATAATTGTGACTTACCTTGTCCAGTGCCACTTGTTACTGTTATTAGTTCACCCCTTCTCATGCCTAAAGTTTTTGTATTTAAACATTCAAAAGGATATGGAATTGTTTCTGTCTTATCTTCTTTAGATAACAATTCAAAAATTTCTGTTCCAGATATAATTCCATCTGGTCTATATGTTTTTGCACTCCACATACAATCAATTAGTTTTGCAGTTTCGCCCTGGACCAACATTTCGTTAGCATCTTTTCTTGGGAGCGTTGCAATTTTACATTTTCCAGGTGTAAATAGTTTAGAACATTCTTGAGCTGCAAGTTTTCCAGGCTCATCGTTATCAAACATCAACACAATCTCTTCAGCTTTTTCAAGCCACTCGATTTGTTGTTGTAAATCTTTCTTTGCGCCTTGGCTTCCAGTCTTAACTGAAACACAAGCCCATTTATTATTTTGTACTTGCGACATAGACAGTGCGTCTAGTTCGCCTTCTAAAATTACAATTTTTTTATTTGTGTCACGCCATAAGTTTTGTCCAAACAGTGTAGCTTGTTTGCTATCACCTAACCATTGAAATGATTTATCTGGGTAACGTAATTTCTGTGCAACTAATTTATTATGTTTGTCATAGTAGTTTGCAATTTGAACTGTCTTCCCATTATGTTTACCAATTTGATAATTAAACTTGGTTACTGTTTCTAAATTTATGTGTCTTTTGTTTAAAGGTTTGTGTTCACCTTCAATTAAATTTGTTTCCAATATTTTTTCCTCTTTGTTTTCATAGTTGTGATAGTAATGCCCACAACCAAAGCAATGCCCATGTCCATCCGAAAACACACCCACATTATCTTTGCTGTGACATTCGGAACATGGAGCGTGATACAGAAAATCACTTTTTTCCATTTTGATATTTCCTTAAAATTTTTTTGACCCAAAATATTTGGTACGAAAAGAAAGACCCCTTTGATGTTATCTCAGGGGTCACTACAAAAGGCAGTGCATATGAACTCACTACCTACGAGAGGTATACCCTAATTTAATTCATTAATCCACTCTTTTGGAATGTAACAATCAGCGTATTTAAATCCGTGCTTGTCACACCACATTGCGTATGTTGTTTTGGATTTTTTTGAAATCCTAGTTTTTGAATTTGAAAATACAAATCGTAAATCTAGATTAGGGTATTGATTTTTAACAAGTAAAGATTTTTGTTTGTCTACTGTTAAAAACCTACCTTTGCCCTCAATGTACATAGGCTCACCGTTTTTTTTAATAAGAATAAAATCTGGTGTATACCTATGTACTTTTTCAGGTTTCGTATATTTTAAAGTCGTTGTTTCATACTCGAACTTGATATTTTTTAATTTCAATTGCCGAGCAATTTGTTCTTCTAAACCACTT